TGGTGCGGTAGAACTCCTCGCCGCAGCCGGGGCACGTCTTGGCCGGCGGCAGCGGCGCGTGGCAGGCCGGGCACCGTTCCATGGGTGACATCATACGCTCAATGTCCCGTGTCGGACCCGTGCTGAGGCGGGACATTCGGTAGAATCGTCTTGTGACGCGACCCCGTAGGCGCGATTCTCTCGCGGCCGAGCTTGCCTTTCGCGAGCAACTGAAGGCGTTCGGCGCGGAACTACTGGAGCCGGAGTGGCTCGGGGTCAACACACCTCACTGCGCCCGGTGCAGCGCGGGTCACGACTGCCGTCCGTCGCCAGCCTCGGTGCGACGAGGCCAAGGCGTTTGCCTTGTCTGCGCCAACCGGGACCCGGCCACTGCGGAGGCGGCCTTCCGGGCACGCCTCGCCGAGATGGGCGCCGAATTGCTCGGGCCGTACGTCAACACCAAGACCAGGGTCCATGTTCGCTGCGCGTCGGGCCACGATTGCCACCCGCGGCCGAACACGCTGCTGTCTACGGACTACGGGATTTGCAGTGTCTGCGCTCGCAACAATCCCGCCGTAGCCGAGGCCGCGTTCCGTGAGCGACTGGCCGAGCTTGGCGCGGTGGCACTGTATGAGGCATGGCTCGGCTCTGGCCGGCCGCATCGCGTCCGCTGCGTCAGCGGGCACATCTGCTACTCGCGGCCCAACGACGTCCAGCAGGGTGATGGGATCTGCCGGACCTGCGCGGGGAGCGACACAGATGCGGCCGAGGCCGCGTTCCTCGCCCGGCTGAAGGATCTAGGCGCGGTACCCCTCTACGAGAAGTGGCTCGGCACCAAAGCGCCGCACCTCGTCCGCTGCCGGGCCGGGCATGAGGTCCGCCCGAAACCAGGCGATGTCCAGGCAGGTCAGGGCCCTTGCTGCATCTGCGCTCACAGTGGCGAGTGGGATGCGTTCTATGTCGTCACGTCCGCCGATGGCGTGAAGTTCGGGATCACTACCGGCGACCCGCGGCACCGTCTGCGCGCCCATGCCAGAGCCGGCTATGCCGAAGTCGTACGACTGGCGACCGGCCTGCCCGGCACCGTGGCACCTGAGGCCGAGCGCGCCGTAAGGCAGGCACTAGCGCTAGCGGGCGAACAGCCGACGAGGGGCCGGGAGTACTTCGACATCTCATGCCTGGCGCTGGTGCTCGACGTTGCGGACTCATGGCTAGCCGCACCCGGAACGCCAGCCGTCCGCGAGCGGGTGCGGGCCGAACTGCTCGCCGCGCAGGAAACATTCCGGGATACGCATGGGGGTGGGAAACAATGCCCGCCAGCAACGTGACCCGCGATGCCGAAGCGCTCGGCTTCCGTGCCATGGGCTGGACCTTCGAGCGGATCGCCTCGGAGATGGGCTACGCGAACCGCTCCGGCGCCCAGAAGGCCGTCGAGCGCGCCATCGCCAGCTCCGTCCGGGAGACCACCGACGAGGCGAAGATCCTCATCCTGGCCGACTTGCGCGAGGCCAAGCGCCACGCCTGGGCCGTCCTGGAACGCCGCCACCTGACGGTGTCCAACGGGCGCGTCGTCCGCCACTTCGTCGGCATCGAGCGCGACGAAGACGGTATCGAGCGCCTGGACCCGGACGGCAAGACCATTCCCGTCTTCGAGGACATGGAAGACGACGGCCCGGTCCTGGCCGCCATCGACCGGATCACGCGCATCGACCAGGAGATAGCCAAGATCCTCGGCGCGTACGCCCCGGTGAAATCCGAGGTGCTCACGCTGGACGCGATCGAGGCGGACATCCGCAGGCTGGAGGCCGAGGTTGGCCAGCAGCCTGGCCGAGATCAAGCTGGAGCGCCTGCGCTACCTGCGTGACCTCAAGCGCCAGCAGTCACAGGTCCGCCATGACGTCGCCCGCTACTACAACGACCCGCTGGGTTTCGCCGCGGACTGCATCGACTGGCGCGGCGAGGGGCTGACCGCCTACCAGCAGGAGATCATCGGGGAACTGCCCGCCCGCAAGCGCGAGGCCGTCCGCGGCCCGCACGGGCTCGGCAAGTCCGCGATCGCGGCGGTGACGCTGCTGTGGTTCGCGCTCACCTCCGACGCGGCCGGGGCCGACTGGAAGGCCGTCACCACCGCCGGGTCCTGGCGGCAGCTGACGAACTACCTGTGGCCTGAGGTCCACAAGTGGGCCGGGCGCATCCGCTGGGAGAAGGTCCGTGACACCCCGTTCCGCCGCAGCGAGCTGCTGAACCTCAACATGCACCTGTCGCACGGCTCGGCATCCGCCGCGGCGTGCTCGAACCCGGCGCTGATCGAGGGTGCGCACGCCGACCGGCTGCTGTTCATCTACGACGAGGGTAAGGCGATCCCCGCGGGGACGTTCGACGCCTGCGAGGGCGCGTTCTCCGGTACGGGCGAGGCCCTGGCCCTGGCCCTGTCCACTCCCGGTGACCCGTCCGGCCGGTTCTATGACATCCACGCTCACCGGCCCGGCTACGAGGACTGGTATGCCCGGCACGTGACCCTCGCTGAGGCGATGGCGGCCGGCCGGATCTCCGAGGCGTGGGCTGAGCAGCGGCGCAAGCAGTGGGGCGAGGATTCCGCCGCCTACGTTAACCGCGTGCTCGGCGACTTCCACTCTGCCGACGAAGACACCGTGATCCCGCTCCGGTGGATCGAGGCGGCGAACGAGCGATGGCTGGAGTGGGACGAGGCGGGCCGGCCTGACCTTCCCGGCCCGCACGCTGACGGCGTGGACGTGGCCCGCTCCGGCGAGGACTCTACGGTCATCGCCATCCGCCGCGGCCCGGTCCTGGTCGAGCTTCGCCGGTCCTCCAAAGAGGACACGATGCAGACCACCGGCCGCGTGAAGGGTCATCTCGACACCGACCCGACCGCTACTGCGATGGTCGACGTGATCGGCATCGGCGCCGGGGTGCTCGACCGGCTGCGGGAGCAAGGGTGCCGGGCTGAGGCATTCAACGCCAGCGCGGGCACGAAGAACAAGGACGCGACCGGCGAACTCGGGTTCCCGAACTGCCGGTCTGCCGCGTGGTGGCTGATGCGGGAGATGCTCGACCCGTCGCGTGACCCTGACGCGGCGCTCCCGGTTGACGATGACCTGCTCGGGGACCTGACCGCGCCTAAGTGGAAGATCCTCAGCGGGGGAAAAATCCAGGTGGAATCCAAGGATGACATCAGGAAGAGGATCGGCCGCTCCACCGACGCGGGCGACGCCACGGTACAGGCGTACTGGCAGGAAGGTTTCGGCGCTACCGCGTGGATCGACTGGGCCCGCAAGAAGGCCGAGGCGGCCGAAGCTGAGCGCGCCGGGGAAGGCCCGGAGGAGGTCGCCGCGGCCCCGGACCTGGCGGCAGCCGAGGCCCGCGTGCGCGAGCTTTACCCCAGCCCGTACCAGGAGTGCCGCAAGCCGGACTGCCTGCGCATGGTCAGCCTGGGCGCGGCCTACTGCTGCGCGCCGTGCTCGACGGCAGCCGATGGCGGCTACGAGATCCACGCGCACAGCAACGGATGCGACCAGCGGGCCGCAGAACGCGGCGAGGGCCATGCACCACCCGATGACCCGCCTAACGTCCCCCCGGACCCTGCTGAGGCCCGCAGGAAGGCCAGGAACGCGGCGTTCAAGGCGGGGGCGTGGACGTAGGATCTGCCCGTGGCCAGCGAAACCGGCAGCGACGAGGAGTTCGCCGCCCTCTTGCGGCAGAAGGTCTGCGATGCCTTCGGCGTGAAGCCGTGGGAGATCGGCATCGGCCCGGCACCGTGGCATGTGCGGCTGCTGGCCCCGCTGCGGTGGCGCTGGTGGTGGTGGCGGATCAGGCGCACGTGGTACCGGCTGAGAGAGCGGCTGACGGAGCAGGAGAGCGCAGGCGAGGACTGGTGAGCGCGCCCCGCTACTGGAACGTCTTCCGCCAAACCCCGTCAGGCCGCGACCAGAAGCGCATCCTGAACCGGGCCGTCTCGTGCACGCTGTGCAGCAAGCCCCTCGGCACTGACCGGGCGCTGTTCTGCGCCTACACGGGATTCAGCGAGGCGGAGATGATCGCCGCGCACCCCGGATGCGCCGACGAGCACATGCGGCAGCTGGGCGAACGGCTCATGAACCCGCTGAACCGGACGCTGCGCTCCATGCTGTAGCTGGCCGCCGCCCTCCCTCGCTGATGCCCTGACCTGAGCGCTTGCGAGGTGGGCCAGTGCGCGTCCGCACTCGCATAGGCGACAGCATCGCCCGGGTAGCCAAGACCTTCGGCACCTCTGTCCCCGAGTCGTTCCGCGAGGGCGAAGCCGCCAGCCAGATGACCCCGGCGTCCCCGTTCAGCCCCGGTACGCCGATCGGGCCCTACGACGGGTACGACCGCCACCCCCGGCAGTTCAACTTCACGACCGGGTACAACATCAGCACCCGGCCCCGGCTGCATGAAGCGGTGTCGTTCTCCACCCTGACCGGGCTGGTGGAGTCCTACGACATCGCGCAGATAGTTATCTGGCACAGGATCGACTCCATCCGGTCCCTGGACTGGAAGCTCGTGGCGGCCGATCACTACTTCGGCGACGTCACCGACGCTATCCCGCTCGGCCTCGCCGCGCTGCGCAAGCCCGACCGGAAGAACTACTTCAAGACGTGGCTGGCGAAGTACCTGTACGACATCCTCGCGTGGGATGCGGGCAGCCTGTACCGGCTGCGGAACCGCGCCGGGCGGTGCATCGGCCTCGCCCCCGTGGACGGCCGGACAATAGCGCCGCTGCTCGACTACTGGGGTAACTCCCCGGACGAGCCCGCCGAAGCGTACATCCAGTACGTCAACGGGCTGCCGTGGAACTGGCTGACCCGCGCCGACCTGATCTACGAGCCGTTCCGCCCGGTCGCAGGGTCGCCGTACGGCCGGCCGCCGATCGAGTCCGTGATCCTCAACGCGAACACTGACCTGCGATTCCAGGTCTATTTCCTCCAGCGCTTCACGCAAGGTAACCTCCCGGCCGCGTTCGCTGCCGCCCCCGAGTCTTGGTCCCCGGACCAGATCGAGCAGTTCCAGGCGTACTGGGACGCGATGATGCTCGGTGACCAGGCGGGCAAGCACCAGGTCAGGTGGATGCCGCCCGGCAGCAAATTCGAGTGGTCCGACGAGAAGGACTTCTCCGACCAGTTCAGCCTGTTCATGATGCGGAAAACCGCGGCGGCTTACCACGTCGTGCCCTCTGACCTGGGCTTCACTGAGTCGGTCAACAGGTCGTCCGGCGAGTCCCAGGCCGACGTTCAGCACCGCGTCGGGGACCTCCCGCTGATGGAGCACGTCGAGGAAATCATCTCGATGTGGCTGCAGGACGACCTCGGCCTCCCGCTGAAGCACGAGTTCGACCGCGGCGAGGAGCAGGTCGACCAGCTGGCCCAGGCCGAAGCGGACCAGAAGTACATGGACCGCGCCGTGGTGTCCTCGAGCGAGATCCGGGAGATGCGCTACGGGCTGACCGACTCCACGCCGGTCCCGCGGGTGTTCTTCTCCGAGCGGGCCGGGCCGATCCCGCTGAACTCCCTGCTCGGCGTGGCCGGGCCGGTCGACCCGCAGACGGCGGCACCGGAGCCGGGGGCCAAGCTCCCGCATCAGGCGTTCACGGTCGTTGAGGGTGTCGTGACCAGCCCGCCGCTGATCGGGGAGCCGCTGGCGGAACAGGAGTACGGTCCTGCCGCGCTGCCTCCGGGGTCGGCGCCGGTTGCCAAGGAAAGCGAAGGCGCGCCGGCAGCGGGCATCACCAGTGAGACCGGGGTCTACAGCTACGACCTTGAAGGGCGCAGCGACGAAGAGGAACCGGACGAGGCCGCGCAGGTAGCCAAGGAGATGTCCGCGTTCCGCCGGTTCGAGAAGGCCCGGCGGCGCTCGGGCGAGTGGCGCGACTTCGAGTTCCGCGCTGCCGATCCGGTGGCCGCGCACAACCTCAACGACGGCGGCAGGCTCGCTGTCCGCAAGGCTGCGGGTGAAGTGGCCGTGGCGGGGCTCGCGGTCCTCGCTGCGGACACCGGCCGGGTGCTGATGCTCCAGCGGGCGCTATGCGATGGCGACCCGGCAGCGGGCAAGCTGGAATTTCCGGGGGGCCACCTCGAGCCCGGCGAAGGACCGCTTGAGGCCGCTTGGCGCGAGTGGTCCGAGGAGACCGGGGCGGTTCCCCCGCCCGGTGTCCAGACCGGATCGTGGGTCAGCCCGAACGGCGTCTACCAGGGCATCGTGTGGACGGCCGACCGTGAGACATCGGTGCCGGTGCGCGGCGATGCGTTCGTGCCGAACCCGGACGATCCGGACGGCGATGCCGTCGAGGCCATCCTGTGGATGGACCCGGCCGACCTGCCGGGGAATCCCGCCGTCCGGGCGGAGCTGCTTGAGAACGTCAGCGCCGTGATGGCTGCCCTCGGCTGCACTGAGGGGGCAGCCGAGGGCGACGAGTCCACCTGCCCGTGCGGCACCCCGGTCGTCTATGACGAGATGAACGGCTGGCAGCACGCGGACGGATCGGTCAGCCACGATGACGGCGAGTCCGTCAGCGACAAGATGGGAGCGGTCGTCAAGGCTGCGGATGCTGGCCCAAAAGGTGACCCGGCCGACTGGTCGGGCATCTGGGCCGCGACCTACGCACGCCGGACCAAGCTGCTGGCCAGGCACGAGAAGGCCGTCCTCGCCGCGTGGAACGACATCACCGGAGACCTGAGCCCCCGCGCCCTGGTCCGCGAGTTCAGGGCCGACATCGGCCTGGTCGCCAAGCTCGCCAGCCCCGACCGGCCATGGTGGAAGGACCGGGGCAAGGACGCCGCGCTCGCGTGGCTGCTGGCACTCCAGCAGCGGAAGGGCTGGCCGGCTCTCCTCGCCGCGATCGAGGCGGCGATCCGCGACGGGATGGCCGAAGGCGAAGCTGACTCCCTCGCGGTCGCCGCTGACCGGCAGGGCGTCAAGGGCTTCCCTGTCGCCGCCGCTTTCACCGCAGCAGCAACAGCGCTCCAGGGTGACCCGGAGGTCAGCCAGAAGGCGCAGGAGACCGCGCAGGCCATCCTCGCGTCCGCCGCCGCATCCCTGGCCGTGGTGCTCGCGGACGGTGCTGAGAACGGCGCCAGCGAGCAGGACATGGCCAGTGAGGTCAGCGGGGCCGTGACGGGCACGGACGTGGTCCCGGTGAAGCACGGGCTTGCTGACGCGCTCTGGTCGGCCGCCGGGGCCGGGCTGATGCGGCTTATCGGCAAGCTGATGACCGGCAGCCCGCCGACGCCGGCGGGCACGGGAACGGAGACCGGCCCGGCCGCTCCGCCGTCACCGCCGCCGGACGAGGGCGAGCCCGGCCTCGCGCTGATCAACTGGGTGTGCGAGGGCGGGGCACCTTGTTCTACCTGTCTGGACAACCAGGGCGGGAGTCCGTACGCGCCGCAGGACGTGCCTCAGTACCTGGCGCATAACCACTGCTGCTGCGCGCTTTACCTCGCATCCGACGTGCCGTCATCGTTCTTCGCTGCCTACCTGCTGGACTAGCCGCCGCCATTGAGGGTGTCGAGCAGTCCCGTGAAGTGGCTCGGCGGGAAGAACTCGTATTCGTTGGCCGGATTCCAGTAGTCCCGTATGCCGTCCTCGAATGTGACGCAGTAGCACGTGCGGCCCCGGAGGATCGTCACGCGGTCCAGGCGAGCCCACTGTCCGGTGCGGAAGCCGGCCGGGTACGTGTGCCTGATCCACTGCTCGCCCGTCGTCACGAGCCGCCACCGCCGCCTGAGGCCGTTGATCCACCACATCTGCTCGAATTCCGCGATCTGGGCCGCGCTCCAGGCATCCGAGTCGAGTATCAGGCGAATCTCACCGCTCATGCCCGCCACCAGGTTCCGTGCCCGTCCCAGTGATACGGGCTATCCGGGTGCGGCTCCCGCTCGCAGGCCAGGGGAGCCGGCCCCTGCTGCGGCTTGAAGTGCACGAGGTGGAGCGGGTGCACCGGGGTATCCGTCACGATCAGCTCAGCCTTGATGGCGAGCATCAGCGACTCATCCGGCGCGAACAGCGTGGCCGTGCACCGGCCGGCTGACTCTGGCCGGCCGAACGGCAGCCATTTCCAGCCGTAGGGCAGGATCCGGCGGCGCAGTGGCGGCCTCCAGCATTCGTCCAGCGCGCGGTCAATCGCGGCCACGGTCAGTGTGCCGCCAGCGTCTGCGTCCATCCCGCCATCATGCCCGACCCCGAGGGGGTGGCCATGGCCGACGAGCCGCAGAGGTTCTGTCTTGGCATCGCCTACATGCCGGGCCCCGATCCCCGCATCAGCAAGGGCGCAGACGGCGGACGCGACTACCTGACCGAGGCTGAGCTCGAAAAAGCCGCATGGTCATTCCTCCGTAACGGCCCGCAGGTCAACGCCTTCCACATGGCCGGCACCGAAGGTTGCGCGACCGTGGTCGAGTCGAGCATCCACCGGGGCCCGGACTGGGATCTCGGCGACGGGATCGTGGTCACGAAGGGCACATGGCTAGTCGGCGCCATCCTCGAAGACCGCATGTGGAAGGCCGCACTCGACGGCAAGGTAAACGGCTGGTCCCCCGAAGGAACCGCGCGCAGGCGCAAGGTGCGGAAGGAGGGGGCCGTGACGATCGCCAAGAGCGCCATGCCGGACGAAGGCGACGAGGAGTTTTCCGAGCTTGTCGGCTGTGACTTCCCGACTATGGGGCTCGTCGGCAAGGGGGCGAACGGCATACCCCGGTTCCTCGTGATGAAGGAAGCGGACGGCAGCGCAACCGGCCTGCTAGAGCCCGGTTTCGTCCGTGACCTCATCGCCAAGGCCGAACCCGAGCCGTCCGGCCGCGAGCGGGTGCAGACCCCCAGCGGTATCACCGTCTCCGGTTCCCCGGCTGATATCGCCGCGTTCATCCACAAGGCCGCCCAGCGCGCCGAGGTGGACGTGGTGGCCAAGGCTGACATGAGCGGCAAGGCCATCAACGACCTGCCCGACTCTGCCTTCGCCTACATCGAGAGCGGCGGCAAGAAGGACGCGGACGGCAAGACCACCCCCCGCTCGCTGCGTCATTTCCCCATCCACGACGCGGCGCACGTCCGCAACGCGCTCAGCCGCGCACCGCAATCCCCGTTCGGCGACAAGGCCATGCCCAAGATCCGGGCCGCAGCCAAGCGCTTCGACATCGAAGTTTCCAAGGAGGCGGGCGTGCCCGACACGGTGACCAAGGACGCGGGCATGGGCCCCGAGCTTGACGACGGCATCGACGGCATGGACCCCACCGTGCCTCTCGCTGAGCCGGACGAGATGGGCTCCGGCGATGTGACCGACCCCGGCTCGCCCGCGTGGGAGAGCGTCGACGCGGCCACCGCGCAGAAGTGGACCTCCATCCTGGCCCGAGCACGGGTAGCCGTCGACCTGCTCGCCGAGCGGGAATGGCTCGAAGCGGCCTCGGCCGACCCGGACGACGGCGAGAACGCGTGCGCACTAGGCGACGTGTGCTCAGCCATCGACTACGCCATCTCCGTCCTGGCCCCGTTCGCCGTCGCCGAGCAGTCCGAGGCCGACTGCGGCGAGGCGGACATGATGGCGATGGTCGGCAAGAGCGCTGCCACTGACCCGGCCGGGTTCGCCGCGATCGCCAAGGCCATGGGATCGGCGGACCTGTCCCTGCCGCTGCAGCAGCTGGAGTACTTCGGCGCTGTCGTCGCCAAGTCCGGCCGGGTGCTCAGCTCCGTCAACGAGGCCCACATCCGCGAGGCGCACCAGAGGCTGAACACGGTTCTCCAGTCGCTGCCATCTGCCCCCACCACCGATGACGGCCAGCCGGTCGCCAAGGAACAGGAGACGACCGTGACCGCAACCGAAACCGGACCCGAGGCGGTCGCCAAGGACACCGCCTCACCCGAGGCGCAGGCCCGCAACGCCGACCCCGTGAACGCGGGCGGCGTCACCGGCATGGGCCAGCCCCGCACCACCGGCCCGGATTCCGCGCTGCCCGGCGACGGCCCGCAGGCCGCCCTTCCCGGTGACGCGCAGACCCCCGGCCGGCAGGTCGTGAAGTCCGCGTCGTGGTGCGTGCAGGTCTTCGACCGCTCCCGCCGTTTCGTCGGCCTCGCTGACCCGGCCGCCATCCTCCAGCAGATCGCCAAGGCTGACGACGGCGAGAAGAAGGCGATGCAGGCCGTCTTCGACCAGGACGGCGACCTGATCGGCATCGTGGACCCCGACGCGATCCAGCCCGTGACCGGCGCGGGCGGCCCCGCCCCCGACGACTCAGGCGATGCGGACGCGGCCCCGGCCGCTGACCCCGCCGACATGACCCCGGCTCCCGCAGCGGAGACCGGAACCCCGGCTGATGCCGTCGACCCTGACGGCGTGGCCAAGCAGGACGGAACAGTGACCCTGACGCAGGACGTGCTCAAGAGCATCGCCCAGGACGCGGCCAGGACCGCCCTCGACGCTCAGGGCGCCGCTCATCAGGAGGTCATCGCCAAGATGGCGGCTGACAAGGATGAGCTGGCGGAGGAGCTGAAGGTGGTCAAGGCGCGGCTGGAGACGGTGGAGAACATGCCCGCGGCACCGAAGGTGTTCACGAACGGGGCGGTCCCCCCGGCGCACCAGCTGCGCGGACAGGACCAGGGCACGGCACCCGGCCGGGTCGACGTCGCCAAGGCGCTCGACCTGAAGCACGAGATGTACACCGCCGACCCGGCGAAGGCCAAGCAGATCCAGGACGACATGACCCAGATGGCCATCGACAAGCTCGCCGCCATCCACCGCCGGTAGCCGCGCCGCCCTTAACGCACACCTCCAGCCCCCGAGAAGCGCAGAGCGCCCGGGGGCTTTCGCATGCCCAGGAGGCACCACATGGCTCCACCTCTCGGCCAGATGACCGAGGACACCATCGCCGCGATCGCCAAGGCGCAGACGGCTGGCATCCTCGAGTCCACCGGCATCTACTCCTATGACCTGTCCGACCTGATCAGCCTGATCCCCGTCGTCACGCCGTGGCGTGACATGGTGGCCCGCGTCAAGAGCCCGGACGGCAACCCGTACGCGGTCTGGCGGTCGATCCTGAACCTGACCAACAGCCAGCCGGACGGGTCGATGGGCTTCGACTACGCCGCCAACGAGGTCCAGTTCTCCGAGCAGGACTTCCAGGCGCGGTACAAGCCGACCGGCTACAGCGGCCTGGTCACCCAGGACGCCTACGACCTGGCCTACGGGTACGCCGATCCCTACGCGGTGTCCACGTTCAACACCCTGAACCAGGTGCTGATCATGGACGACCGCAAGCTGATGGGCGGCCAGTCCTTCGCCCTCGCCGCGGCGTCCGCGCCGACCCTGACCGGTCACACCACGGGCGGCACCATCGCCACGTCCAGCTGCTACATCGGCGTGGCCGCGCGGACCGGCTCGGGCTACTACTACGGCTCGGGGAACTCGCAGGGTGCCAGCACCCAGATCACCGGCCTGACCGGCTCCACGAACTCGGTCACCGCGACCACCACGTCCGTGAAGGGCGCGGTCGCCTACGACTGGTTCTACGGCACGACCGGGAGCACGTGGTACTACATCACCACCACGACCGTCAACACGCTGCTGGTCACGACCCCGATCACCACGAACAACGCGCTGCCGTCCGCGACGGCGTGCCCGGACCTGTCCACCCAGTGGAAGGGCTCGGCGGGCGTCCCCACCTACAACTCCAGCGCCGACAACGGCTCGGCCAACGCCAACGACTACGACGGCCTGCTCGCCAACCTGGCAGGGGACTACAACGGCTCCGGCCAGTGGGTCCAGTCCGGCACCGGCACCGCGAACCCGGCTATCAACACCAGCCTGGACGGCGCGGCGCTGACCCTGACCGGCGGCACCATCACCGAGATCGAGGCGGAC